AGAATACCAACATGTTTTCCCAGGCGTGGCACTGAAAGCCGATAGTAAATCAGCAGGACGTTGGGAAACCAATGCTGGCGGCGAAGCCTTTTATTCTGGTATCGGCGGAGCCGTTACTGGACGGGGAGCTGATTTGCTAGTGCTCGATGACATTCACTCGGAGCAAGACGCTTTGAGTCCAACGGCCTTGGACAACGCATGGGAATACTATTCTTCTGGACCACGACAAAGACTGCAACCGGGTGGTGCTATTGTTATTGTGATGACGCGATGGTCGACCAAGGACTTAACAGGAAGATTACTCAGCCGACAGGTAGAAGAACACGCAGACCAGTGGGAAGTCGTGGAGTTTCCTGCTATTTTTCCTGAAACGCACACACCCCTGTGGCCCGAATATTGGAAGCTGGAAGAGCTGGAAGGGGTAAAAGCCTCCATCCCGGTCAGTAAATGGGAAGCCCAGTGGATGCAAAACCCAACGTCTGAAGAAGGTGCTATACTCAAGCGGGAATGGTGGAAAAAATGGGACAAGGAAGAAGTACCGCAAATGCAGTACATTATCCAGTCGTATGACACGGCGTACACGAAAAAAGAAACATCTGACTTTTCAGCGATCACGACGTGGTGCGTATTTTATCCTGATGAGGGCTCGTTGCGACCAGCACTTCTCCTCCTCGACGTTAAGAAAGGACGATGGGACTTCCCAGAATTAAAACGCGAAGCCTTTAAACAGTATCAATATTGGGATCCTGACACCGTGATTGTTGAAGCAAAAGCCAGTGGTCTGCCGCTCACCGACGAATTACGACACTCCGGTATACCAGTAGTGAATTATTCACCGGGCAAAGGTCAGGACAAAATTGCTAGGGTAAATGCCGTTGCTCCGATGCTGGAATCGGGAATGGTGTACGTCCCTGACACAAGATGGGCGGACGAATTAGTAGAAGAATGTGCCGCGTTTCCTTTTGGGGATCACGACGATTTGGTGGACTCGACAACGCAAGCATTAATGCGTTATCGACAGGGTGGATTTATTGGTTTAGAATCTGACGATGATCTGCAAGAAAATTATCCGCGCAGGCTACGAGAATATTATTAGGAGCATAAGATGTCTAAAAAAGGCGAAGAGATAAAGGACCAAGGATTCGTTCCTTACGCAAAATTAAAAACGGAGAAAACTTCTAAAGGACCAACACCCGGCGCTGGCAAAGGCAAAAGTCGTGGAGGCGGAGCAGCCCTTAGAGGAACTAAATTTACTGGCGTCTATTAAACTTTAGATGGCAGAAAATAACAAACCAACCAACATAGAGAGGTTGTCGGATCTTATTGATCTGGAAGTCGAAGACGGTCAAGAGGTTCAGATTGAAGAACCAATGCCCACGGACAGCGATATTGCTGTAGAGATTGAAGAAGACGGCAGTGCCGAAGTCAATTATTTCCCAGACGAAGAGCCCACGCAAATGGAAGCTCCGTTTGATGCCAACTTATCTGAATACTTATCCGAGCAAGACTTAGGAATGATAGCCAGTGATTTAATTGGTGAATTTGAAGATGACCACGCCAGTCGTTCTGAATGGGAAGAAACCTACATTAAAGGATTGGATCTATTAGGATTCAAATACGAGGACAGAGATCGTCCATTCCCTGGTGCATCCGGTGTAACTCACCCACTATTAGCGGAATCCGTTACGCAATTCCAAGCACAAGCCTTTAAAGAGCTGTTACCCAGCAAAGGCCCAGTTAAAACCCGTGTTATGGGTGCTGAAACACCTGATACTGAGGCTCAAGCAAGAAGAGTAGAAGACTTCATGAATTACCAAATAACCACGGTAATGCAAGAATATACCCCTGAAATGGACCAATTACTGTTCTATTTGCCCCTTGCAGGCTCTGCATTTAAGAAAGTTTATTTTGACCCCAGCAAGCAACGCGCTGTAAGCACCTTCGTCCCCACGGAGGATTTGGTAGTCCCATATACTGCCAGCGATCTTGAAACGTGCGAACGGATTACTCATGTTGTAAAGATGTCTTACAACGAAGTGCGTAGTCACCAGCTTGCTGGGTTTTATCGTGACATAGAATTAAAAGCCGGTGATCCAACGAACACGGACGTAGCCGACAAGGTCGATGACTTAGAAGGCATTCGACAAGGCAGCGTAGAAATGATCTACGAACTTCTGGAGTTCCACGTCGCTATGGACATACCGGGGTTTGAAGATCCCGAAGGTTATCACTTACCTTTTATAATTACAGTGGACAGAACGTCCAGCCAAGTTTTATCCATAAGAAGAAACTACAAAGAAGACGATCCGCTTAAAACCAAAGTCCAGTATTTTGTACACTACAAGTTCCTACCCGGTCTTGGGTTCTACGGCTTTGGACTGATACACATGATCGGTGGTCTGTCGAGAACCGCCACTGGTGCCTTGAGACAATTAATAGACGCGGGCACATTAGCCAATCTCCCTGCTGGTTTCAAAGCCAGAGGTCTAAGGATCAGGGACGACGAGACACCGTTACAGCCGGGAGAGTTCAGAGACGTGGACGCACCGGGTGGAGCATTAAAAGATTCACTGATACCATTACCTTATAAAGAACCTTCGCAAACATTAATGCAACTGCTTGGTTTTTGTGTGGAAGCCGGACAACGTTTTGCTTCCATCACCAACATGAACGTTGGCGAAGGCAATCAAGAAATGCCAGTCGGAACCACCATGGCGTTATTGGAACAAGGCACACGAGTTATGTCTGCCGTTCACAAACGTCTGCATTACGCACAAAAATTAGAGTTCCAAATACTAGCAAGATTATTTTCAGAGTACCTACCCCCCGAGTATCCGTATCAAGTGGTCGGAGGGGATCAAGCCATTAAGCAAACAGACTTTGACGATCGCGTAGACGTTATCCCTGTTAGTGATCCTAATTTCTTTTCCATGGCTCAACGCATTACGTTAGCTCAACAAGAATTACAATTAGTACAAAGCAACCCAGAATTACATAACATTAAGGAAGCTTACCGAAGAATGTATCAAGCATTAGGTTCTGAAAACATTGAAGCTTTATTACTTCCAGATCCACCACCTCCCGCTCCTGTGGATCCCGCCCAAGAGAATGGTGCGGCATTGATGGGTGCGCCACTGACAGCTTTCCCAGAACAAGATCACGCTGTACACATAGAGGCGCATTTATCTTTCTTGGCGAGTTCCGTGTCCATGATGAATCCAATGGTGGCCCCGGGTGTGGTTTCACACATGTTCCAACACATATCATTACAAGCACAGAACATGGCCGACCAACAAATGCCAGAACAAGAACAACCGATGCAACCTGACGGAGCCCCGCAAGAGCCTCAACCAAATCCACAGAAGGACGCATTGAAAGCTAAGATTGAACTGGGGATTATGAACGAGGTTATGCCACGTCTTGAAGAAATCATGACTCCACCAAAAGATGGTGTCGTAGAACTTAAACAAGAAGAACTTCAAATACGTGCAAAAGAAAACGAAGATGATAAACTCATAGCCGAGAAGAAATTAAAGCTGGATGCAGCTAAGTTAAAACAAAAAGATCAATCGGAAGAAGAGAAGTTGAAATCACAAGAAGACATAGCCGCAATGAAAGTCGGAGCCGAAAGAGAAAAAACCCGACAAGACAGAGGTAAAAGGTAATGGCTATTAGAGGAGGTCCACGTGCGGGAGCACCGTGGTTAAGAAATTTAAGAGAGCAAATAGCCGCCATTGACATTGGTGGGGGCTTGCCTTCTTTAGCTAAGAATCCTATTAAGATGACTCCTCCCGTTGCTAAACAACCTATTAAGATGATCCCCCCTGCCGCTAAGAACCCAGTTGAAATGGGCAGGCCCAATATGCAGTGGTGGGCGAATGACGGCTATGACAGTTTGCAAGAAGCCATAAAATCAGGTAACTACACGTTTAAAATGGGCGAAGGTTTTGTAAAGAACCCCGATGCAGTAACTCCTGCAATGGAAGAAGCCGCAGCCGTAGAGACAGCAACCGTAACAGATATGGACGGGAACCCGGTTGAACCACCCGTTAGTGCTGTATTAGAAAATATAGGAACCAGCGCAACAACTCCCCCAGCAGAAGAATTAATTGAATATAGAGGATCTTCGGAAGGATCTCCGGAAGGACCTGTTAGGTATATGACGCAAGCAGAAATAGACGAAGAGCAAAGAATAGACGCAGAAAAAGCTGCTGGGACATACGTCTTAGCGGAACCAGAAAAAATGGACCCGTCAATTAAATACAAAACTGTTATAGACCCAGTAACCAAAGCTATGACACAAGTCCCAGTTGACCCAGTAACCGAAGCTATAACAGACGTCCCAGTTGACCCAGTAACCGAAGCCGTGGAAGAAGCCGTTGAGACTGTCAAGCCAAACGTTGGGCCTCAATCATTCGCCGAACTGTTCCCCTCTCTTGTAAAAGACGACAGGTCATTGTGGGAAACAGAACGCGACAAGGCTTTAGGAATTACAACTCAATGGGACGTCCCAGTTGACCCAGTTGACCCAGT